CTTTGTCCCCGCTTGGACAGTCCAATTTGTCCAGGGCTTGTTCTCGTCCACCGTTAGCGGAGTGCGCTTGCACCCCTTCCGCAGCTGGAGAACCTGCCTGGCCATATCAGACAGTACTGGCACGTACGGCTGGGTGCGCACAATGGAATCAGCGACTCCAGTTGCCCACGCAGCGGCATCACCTTTGGACAGGTCAAGCATCCAGCCTAGCTTGAATGCCGCCCGCCCGATGGTTCGTCCCCACAACCAGCGTCGACCCATGGGGGTAGGGACGTTGTAGGGGCGCATGCCCAAGTAGACCGCACTACCAATGTAATTGGTGCAGTCCAACTTGGTCACTAGACCAAATCGCTTGACATTGCGCTCCAACTCGCGCATTATCCGGACTCGGTCTGGCCAGAGATGTTTTGGGAGAAAGCCTAAAGTGTCATCCCCAGTGATGCTAATGCGGATATACGCAATGGCATACCGCAAATGCTCCAACTGGAGTTCCTCTAACTCCACGCCCGCAACGGCTGCTGCCACACACAGTCCCATTACTAGCCCGTTCAAAAGGGCGTTCATAAGGCTCGTGTCATCGCGGCCTGATGCGAGCATGATGGCTGCTCGGTACTTCATCTCACCCATTCTGCCTCTTGGGGCTCTCCAAGCTGCGATCAATCGCGCAAACTCCGGGTTCGTTAGCATCTCGGAGTAGTAACTCTCAACAAGACGCATACTCTCTGCGGAGTGTGTGCAATCAAACATGGAGTAGTCGCACCAGAAGGCGAAAACTTCCCCATCTTCACAGCCAAGGATACTGGAATCCAGCCAGCTTTGCAAGTTCTCTGGTGTGGTGGCACCATAGAATAGCCAATTGTCTGAACTCCAGTGCTTCTTCAAGCGCTCCAATTTGGGCTTTATGATCGGGCCAGCGACAATATGCGCTTTGTCTTTTGGAGCCATGATCATGCGAGCGATCGACTCAAGAAGTGGCTTTGCTTCACACCAGTTAAACTTCTCATAACTCGCCAGGAGTTCCTGTTTAACAAATGCGGAAAAAGTCAAGTCCTGTTCTCTCAGCCCGCCATAGTTGACGTACTCGGCGTACGCTCGCTCAAGCGCACGTTTGCGCCGAGATGGCATACTTGCTATCCAAGCGTCAACCGTCATCTGTGCCCCATCGAGGGCGCGCGAGTTCAGGAGGACGTCCTTGAAGGTGTCCATCACTGCCCACGCGGCTGGGGACGACGTGGGTTTCGCGAGAAAGGCACGCCCAATTAGCGCTTGCATTCTTGAGTATGTGCCCTTCCGCGT